ACGCTGTAAAGATAGCTCGTAACAGTTCTACCAGTGAAGCTCTCGTAGACTTTGAGAATGGTTCAGTACTTACAGAGTCAGACTTAGATCGTGCTTACTTACACAACTATTATTTATCACAAGAAGCAGCGGAAGGTGCAGGAGGTCAGCAGCTTACAAAGAAAGGTACAGACCACTACGACGCTGACGGTGCGAAGATAACAGACTTGGGTACTCCTACTGCTGCTACTGACGCAGTAACAAAAGGTTATGTAGACGACCAAGACTTTGCAGACCGTGCTTACATTGATGGCTTAGGTCTCGATCACTTCGATGGTAGCAACTTATCAGCTAATGTTGATATGAACGGCAACCGTCTAACTAACATAGGTGAAGCACTTAGCCCATCAGATGTATCCTCTAGGTCGTATGTCTCTAATGCTATAGACGAAGCGACGCTTGGCACAGGTGCTGTTCCCGGTGTATCTAAACATACAGGTACGGGATCACAGGCAGACTTTACTTTGACTTTCGCTGCTAATCACAGCAACTCTTCTTCTTACTTAGTATCAATAGCGGGAGCTGTACAAGACCCTGATGACTATACTATAGTAGGAGGAACAAACGACATAAGGTTTACAACACCTCCTGCTCTATCTGCTGAGATACTTGTTATTGAACGTGGATATAGAAGTGCGTTTTCCGAAATACCTAGCGATTATGATTACGGTAGTATCGCAGGTGCAACTGATTCTTCTTACGATTATGGCTCCGTAGCTTAAACAAATTAATTATGAGTAACATACAAGTACAATTACGAAGAGGAACAACCGCTCAACACGGTAGCTTTACAGGAGCACAAGGTGAGCTGACAGTAGACACCGATAAGAACGCATTGGTATTGCATGATGGAGCTACGGCTGGTGGTATACAGGTAGCTAGAGACGAGGTTATAGCGACGGGTTCAACAACCGCTAGGAGTCTTGCTGATCGATTTGGAGATGTTGTTAACGTGTTGGACTACGGGGCTACAGGCGACGGCACTACCGACGATACAACCGCTATACAAGCCGCTATTACAGCGTTAAGTTCAACGGGTGGAGTCATTTATTTCCCTGAAGGTACTTACCTAACAGGAACTATTACTATACCAAGCTACCCTAAATGTGTTTATTTTATAGGTACTGAGAAGTACAACAGTGTATTACTAGGAAACGCTGCTGGTGTTACGATTATAGAATCTGATGGAATCACATCAGGCGTTGGAGGTACTCGGTTCTCTATGGAGAATATGGGTTTTAAACCTCATGCTTCTAGTAACAGTGGTAAATGTATAGATATGCAGAATATGACTGCTTCATTATTTCGTGAAGTAGCTTTTCTTGTAAATGGTGGTGCTTATTGGGATACTTTAATTTACTTAAAAGCAACTGATACCCCAACTTCTATCAATACTTACTATAACCTATTTGATGGTATTTATGTAAATCGGATGGATGTGGGTGTAGCTCTGCCTTGTAAGACTGCTATAGAATTTGAGGGGAACACAGGTAATCACACTGTTAGAAGGATGATTGTTTCAGGGGCGACCGCAGACACAACTAGCTACATCGTTAATATAGGAGACTATTGCAGACACATCCAACTATTAGACTGTCACTTTGAAGGTTTAAGTCGCACAGCTAATGGTGTTATTCGTGATGGTTCTTATGGGACTAGGATTCAGAACTGTTACTTTGAAAATACAGGTAATCCTTTTATTATAAGTCAAGAGAATGAAACCTTAACCAAGAAATGGACTTTAATAGAAGGATGTTCATTTGCTGCGAATACAGTAGATACTACTACTACACTACCTCAAACACTTAACGCCACCGTAAGAAATAGTTATGCTTTCGGAAGCGGTGCGACTGAGTTAGCTTATATAGCAGCAGCTGAAGGAGTTAACTACGGTAAATTCAATGCAAGCGATGGTAATAGCACAGGTTTAGAGATACAATCTGATGGTTTTATTTACGCAACTCAAGACGGTGCAGCCCCTATTGATCTTAATAGAAAAAATAGCGTAGGGAAAATACTTACACTTAGGCAGGATGATACCGAGTTTGGTCAATTAGCTTCTATAGCTACAGATAACTTAATGATTTCATGCTCTTCTACTAACCACGCTGGTCTTGTTTTTGGTACAAGTGAAGTGCTACCGGTTAGAGACGGAGGGTTCTTAGACAACTCTGTTAAACTAGGTAACGCTTCTAATAGATGGACTGAGATTTTTGCAACTACAGGAACAATCAATACTTCGGATGAAAGAGAAAAAACTTTCTCAAATATTGAAGATGCTGAAAAACAAGCCGCTTTAGAAATAAAAGCTAATCTTCGTAAGTTTAAGTTTAATGAAGCTATAGAAAATAAAGGAGATAACGCTCGTATTCACTTCGGTGTTTCAGCTCAACAAGTAGGACAGATATTACAGAAACATGGTCTTAACCCGGACGCTTACGGTTTCTATTGCTTTGATGAGTGGGAGCAAGAACAAGATGATGAAGGTAATGTTTTAATGGAAGCGGGTAATCGTTATGGTGTCAGGTACGAAGAACTCCTAGCTTTCATTATTTCAGCTTTATAACGATGACCGAACCTATCTCACATTTCCTCGACACTGCCTTGGCTGTTATCCTTGGCGTTATCGGTTGGGTTATAAAGAAGCTGTCTGATCGCTTAGAGAACGACGAGAAACGCCTGACTAAGATAGAGGTGGAACTTGCTGCTCAAAACGAACGAGACATAGCTGTAGAGAACCGTATGAGTGGGGTAGAGACGGCTGTTAAAGAGATGAATACTAAACTAGACCGTATGATGGAGATACTTATTAAACGATAATGAAACAAGGACTATACGCTAACATGAACAGACGACGCAAGCTAGGCATCAGCCGTAGCAAGAAGAAGTCTACTGTCACACCTAAAGCATACGCTAACATGAAGCGTGGATTCCCTAAGAAGAAGAAGTAGGGATGGGTGTATCGTTATCTATAGGTAGAGGTGAGAAGAGCAAAAAGGGCGGGCTCACTGCTAAAGGTAGAGCTAAGTATAACAGAGCTACTGGGTCTAAGTTAAAGGCTCCTCAACCGGGTGGCGGCGATCGTAAGCGTTCCTTCTGTGCTAGGATGGGTGGCAACAAAGGCCCTATGAAAGACAGTAAAGGCAGACCTACCCGTAAAGCGTTGGCGTTGCGTCGTTGGAAGTGCTAGTATGCCGTTACGTCCTAGACCAGTCATACACCCTCTAAGGTTCCAAAGTCGAACGTTAGCTGTGGCTGCTGCTGCGGAAGCTAAACAGAACCAAGAGAAGGCTACAGTACTTGAGCAGCAAGTAGAGTCTTTAGAGAGTGATCCCTTTTTTGTTACCATTGATGGAGGAGGCCCTGTGTTAGAAGATACTGATATATTTGATGGAGGAAGTATAGATGCCTAGTTTTACAAAACGCATACAATTAAGAAGGGGGACATCCAGTAACTGGTCGATTGAGAACCCTGTATTGCTTGAGGGTGAAGTTGCTATTGAGCTCGATAATAACCGCAATCGTATTAAGATCGGTGACGGTGTTACTCCTTGGAATGCTTTGCCTTACTTCCTAGATGCTCGTGAAGAAGAAGTGGGAGATCATGGTGAGTTCCTAGAAGGCTTGACAGGTGATCCGTAAGTCACTAACAAGTGTCGGGTTTAAACACCTAAAATGAAAACAAAATATGAGTGTATGGTATCAAATGGGACAAAGCGTAAGAAACCTTTTAATTTCTCTTACTTCGACAAGCCAAGCTATCTTGGACACGGAGAGTAACATAACTTCCAGAACTGGAGACGATTTAGGTACTATGGCTTTTGCTACTGATACCTCTAAGCTTTACGTATTTACTGAGTCAGGATGGGTAAACCCACAATAAGTTTTGACTTACTTTAAACACTAACATACAACATTAACAACAACTATGGCAAACATACTTCAACAAATCGGGCAGACAGTTAAGACGAAGTTGGATGACAAGGTCGATAAGTCGGATGCAGTTTCAGACTTCTTAAAGTCAGTACTCGGATTCCCACAAGACACCGTCTCCCCTTCAGTAGATACTGCTGCAAACATAACGGCTAGAACTAGCGACGACACAGGTACTATCATGTACGGTAGCGATAACTACGACTTGTATGTGTTTGACGGAACTAACTGGCAAATCTTTAACAACAGCTAAGAATGAGTGATATTACATTAATTGACGACAGCGAGCAATCTTCGCTTGTTACTAACGGACTCGCTAAGAATGGTGAGTTGTACCTAAAGAAAGCAGGAAGCACCGACGCTGGTTCTATTGTTGTGTACGATAGCGGAGTGTGGAAGGGTTTTGCTAATGAGTATAGTGCTGCTTTTAGTAACGCCTACAGTGTAGACCTTGACGGCTCTAATGACTATGTAGATTGCGGAGGTAACGCTGATTTTTCATTTACTGACGGTGCCGGTAACGACTCAGCATTTAGTATTAGTGCTTGGGTGAAACTTGACTCTAATAATCGAGCTAGGGTTGCAGGAAAAGGAAACATGGAATGGTTATTCGGTACTGACTCAAGCGGTCGATTCAATATGATTTTGTGGAGTAACGATGGAACTAGTGCTTACTTACAGAAATTCTCTACCGCACTTTCAACAGGTTCATGGCATCATATCTTATGTACTTATGACGGGTCAAACACAGCAGCAGGTATTAATCTTTATAAAGCGGGTAGTTTGGTAAGCTCAACAGTCGGCAATGCGGGTACTTACGCCGGTATGGCTTCTCAGCAAGGATCGTTACGGCTTGGGCAATGGGAACTTAATAGTTCTGTAATGAATGGTCTTATTGATGAGGTAGCTGTTTTTAATTCTGAATTATCTAGCTCTACTGTGACGGACATATATAACAGTGGAGTGCCTGCTGACATATCTTCTTTAAGTCCTCTAGGGTATTGGAGAATGGGAGATAACAATGGTGGAACAGGTACAACCATCACAGACCAAGGAAGTGGAAGTAACAACGGTACACTAACTAACGGCCCAACCTTCTCCTCTGACGTTCCTTCCTAACCCTTACTAATAATTATGAGCGATAGACAATATGTTATAATAAACGCTTCTGATGTTTCATCCGTCAACTTCGACGATGTGCTTGAGACTTCAGGAGATACACTAAGATACAATATAACGGGGGATGAAACCTTTGTTAAATACGCAGGCCCTAAGCCTCGTTGCTTGTACGGTAAAGACACACTGGGTCACTCAGCTATGCTTACTGTATTATCAGGAGAAGCTTGGACTGCACCAGAGGAGGAACTATAAGACATGGCTAAACTAGACTTAATTACATCATCCACCCGTCCCGCTTCGCCAGCTGCTGGTAAAGCATACTTTGAGACGGACACTAATAAAGTTATCATTTGGGACGGTTCTGCTTGGACAGAGCTTGTGTCAGACGGTACTGCGTAAATACGACGCTTTAATCTAATCATTAACTAACTAAATACTAATAATATGCCAGATACATCATCTATATTCTATCAAATCGGTCAGTCGACCAAGAGTGCTATTGCCGTTGAGACAACACGTGCGACAGCTGCTGAAGCCACACTACAGTCAAACATTGACAGTGAAGCTTCCAGTCGTGCAAGTGCTGATACAACGTTGCAATCCAACATCACAAGCGAAGCTTCAAGCCGAGCATCTGCTGACTCTACCTTACAAGGTAACATCGACACAGAAGCAAGCAGCAGAACATCCGCTGATGCCGCTCTTCAGTCCGAGTTAGACGCTACTCAATCCGCTTCCGGTCTTGCTGCTGGTGGATCGTACTCCGCTAACTCCTCCACTAACTACATTACTTCGGTAACTACATTGGTTGGAGCTGACGAAGCTCTCGACGGACAAATCAAAACTAACGCTGACGCTATCTCTTCTGAAGCTAGTACTCGTGCATCTGCTGATTCCGCTTTACAAGCTGAGATTGACGCTGAAGAAACAGCTCGTGCATCTGCCGACACAACTCTTCAAAGCAACATCACAAGTGAAGCTTCCACAAGAGCCAGTGCTGATACTACCCTTCAAAGCAACATTGATTCCGAAGAAACAGCACGTCAAGCTGCTGACTCTACGCTTCAAACAAACATTGACGACGAAGAAACTGCCAGAACTTCCGCTGATACGACCTTACAGTCCAATATCGACGCTGAAGAAACTGCTCGTATCGCTGCTGTTAGTGGTGAAGCTACTGCCCGTGCATCTGCTGACACGACTCTTCAGTCCAACATTACTGCTGAAGCTTCGACTGCTCGTGCTGCTGAATCTGCTCTCGACACAGCTAAAGCTAATCTTGCTGGTGCTTCCTTCACAGGAGACGTAAGTGGAACAAATCTTGTCCTTAGCGGTAACTTAACTGTTCAAGGTACAACAACTTCACTTGAAACAACAAACTCCCAAGTTAAAGATGCTATCATGCTTCTCAATGACGGAGCTGGTTCAAGTGCTAACAACGGTAACGACGCTGGGTTTATCATTGAGCGTGGTTCTTCCGACAACGGAAACATCGCTGCTGTATATGACGAAGGTGAAGACAAGTTTGCTTTCTACAGAACTTCAGCTGGTGCTACTTCTACTGACATCAGTGGAGACGACAGCAGTGCTGCTTTGATCGACGTTAAAGCTAACGACGTTGTTCTTGGAGACGGAAACAATCTTGGTTCATTGGCTGACTTTACAGCTGCAATGGTGTAAGACTTAAACATTAATAAATAGCTAATACAAATGAGTGCGAAAAAGAAGAAGGATACATTAGTACCTATTAATTTTCGTCTCACTAGCTCGCAAAAGAGGGAGGTCGCTGGCATCGCATCAGATTTGGGTGTCAGCACCTCGGCTCTTTTACATTCATGGATCACTAGAATCTTGAACAATATGAACGGATTCGGTGACCACGATCAGCTACTGAGAGATAAATAACAACGTATGAAGTCATTCAAAGAACTAGGTAAGATGCACGGACAAACAGCAGATCTGTTAACAGACGCTGTGAAGTTCATGAAGGCCACCGAGGAGTATAACCCGGCATTGATTAACTGTGTGATTAAGTTCCTTAAAGATAATCGTGTTGAGTGTATGTCCGAAGAAGGAACTCCTCTGCATGATTTGATGGGTGAAGCTCTACCTTTTTTAGAGGAGCCAGAGGTTCAACAACAACTTGGCAAGTAATACCTACTCTTTGTTTATACTAACACCAATAAGGAGTCGTCCACTGCATTAGTCGGGGGCGGCTCTTTTACTTTACAACGATGATGAAGAAGAAAACACCGATAAAACCGCAAGAGATACCACCGCAGCTAAAGAACTTTAAGAACTTCCTGTACATTATATGGAAGCATCTTAACCTTCCTGATCCTACACCTTTACAGTACGACCTAGCTGATTACATGCAACACGGCCCTAAGAGGTCTGTTATCATGGCTTTTCGTGGTGTAGGTAAGAGTTGGATCTGTAGTGCCTATGTAGTACACCAGCTACTGCTAGACCCCTCCTTGAACATCCTTGTAGTATCTGCCAGTAAGAACAGAGCGGATGACTTCTCCACCTTTACCTTAAAGATCATACACGACATACCCATCTTACAAGGACTTATACCTAATGAGAACCAACGCTTCTCTAAGATTAGCTTTGATGTAGGCCCTGCTCCTGCTGCTCACGCTCCCTCTGTTAAATCACTGGGTATATCATCACAGCTTACAGGATCTCGTGCTGACATTATTGTAGCCGACGACATCGAAGTACCCAACAACTCTGCTACACAAGGTATGAGGGACAAGCTGGATGAACAAGTAAAAGAGTTTGAAGCTATCCTTAAACCCTTAGACAGCTCTCGCATCTTATTCCTTGGTACTCCTCAATGTGAAGACAGTATCTATAACAAACTGCGAGACAGGGGCTACAACGCTCGTATATGGCCTTCTGAGTATCCACAGGTGTCTACGCTTACATCTCACTACGGAGACGATCTAGCACCCTTTATAGGCGATAACACATCAGAAGAGACAGAAGGTACAACTACAGAGCCT